CAGGTTAGGCATTGAACGACGGATCAAGGAGATCAGTACGGGGTCGAAACCTGCAGTACCTGCAGCGTTTGTACCGGAACTGGTGTATCCACCGTTACCAACCGACATGGTTGGTTGCTCAGCAATCATGCCGCCTTGCTCAAAGGCGACTTGCTCTTGCATAAATTTTTCTTGGTTCTCTAGCAGGACGGCGGTTACCGCTCTACGATGGGGATCTGAGATTTTATCAAGACCCTCATAGTTGAGGAGAGGTGCCCACTTTTCCTGCAACTGTTCAGATTGGAACATTTGCTTTAAGTGTAATGTTTACGTTTGATTTAATGTTAAATTCAGTTTTGCAGAGTTGAACCCAGGGTTCTCAGGTATGCAGACATTGAGTTAGAGTAGGACTCAGGTGCTGCGTTGTCTACACCCTCAGAGAGGGTTTCGCTCTTCGATGTTGGAGTATTGTTTTTTGAGGAGAAATATGACTCCTTGAGTGTCTCCAACTTCTCACGATATTTTTCTTCACTTTCAAACTCTACACTTTCGGAAAGTGAGGCGAGCTTCTCTTTCTGGGTCTGTGCAAGACCTTCAGAGACTTGATCTAAGATTCCATCAGCAACCGACTCTGCGAGACGCTTGTTAAGGGAGATATTCTTTTCGATTTGCTCGTTGAGTTTTGTCTCCATGTCATCAAGTTTTCCTACCATGCTCTCAAGCACATCATACTTATCTTCAGGGATAGTTACATAATGCTCTTCAAACAGACCTCTCATTCCTTCAAGGAAAGATTCGGTCATTTCTGTCTTGAGTGCTTGCTCAATAACAAGTGCGTTCTCAGTGAACCACTCGTCGGATACATATTCAAGATAAGAATCAACTCGCTCTGCGAGTTCTTCTTTTGCTTCAGCAACTTCTTCTTCAAGTTTAGCAGCGTACTGCTCTTCAAGAGAAGTTTTTACTTCAGCAACCTTGGACTTAAGCGCGGCCTCGAAAATTACTTTGGCCTTCTCTCTGAATTCCTCAGAGAGTTCTTCGCCGCCAAGAAGTGCATTAACATCTTCTTCGATATCGACTTCATCTTCAGCGATGATCTCTTCTTCAGCAACTACATCTTCAGTGGAAACTTCTTCCTCTTCGATGGTCTCTTCAGTGTCGAGATCCTCTTCTTCTTTCATGCCTTTCATGGGTTCTGCTGGTTTTGCACCTTTGGTTACTACATCCTTGACTTGCTTGAGAGTTCCACCAGGAGTCTTCAGCTTTGCTGAGTCATCGTCTGGCTTATAATTCTCAGGAGTAGGACCCCCAAGATCTTCGTAAGAACCAGCGATGGACGTATCCATAGGTTCAGCTGGTTTCGCTCCGGCATTAACAGCAGTCGAGGATTGCTTTGTGCCTACTTCCATTTCTTGTAATTCTCCACGAGACATTTGAACGCTCCGTTTATCCGTTTTTAAAAACTATATTTATTTATAAATTATAATATTTTATATAATGAAATCAAATGCTATTTAAGAAGTCATTAAATAAGTTCAATTTATTTTCATCAAGTTGCTTTTGATTAGCTAGGGTGTTAATCTGCTTGTATGTTTTCTCAGCATACTTCTCACGAAGAATGCCACCATCCCATACCCAATCCTTTCCTTCCATAATACCTTCAACGAAGGCATCAGGAGCAGAAGGATCTGCAACAATGTCAGCAGCAGTTGCTAACATAAAATCATCACCAACTACGTTAGTGCCCTCACGGGTCATCTTTAATGAACCAATACCACGAGAAGAAACTCCGAGTTTTACTCCCTCACCAATAAGTGAAGATGCAATCTTACCCATTGGAGTATTGAGGATCTTTGCTTTACCAACAAAGTTAGAGCCCGATTCCTTCAATGAGACAATCTTGTGTGATACTCTGTCGAGATTAACGGTTGGACCGTCAGGATGACCGAGTTCACCAAGTGCTCTACCAGCGACAACATTACTCTCATTGTAACGAGAAACTTCACGGCGAAGAGTCTCCATAGGATACATACGACCATTGCGGTTCTTGATGTTACCCTGAAGAAAAACTCCTTCGATATACAGAGATTTCTTGCCGTTTCTTGATTCGACAATGAATTCTACTGATTCAATTTCTTCTCTAATCAGTTTCATTTTAGTTTGCGCCCCCTGATGTCTGAACTTGTTGGAAATGAAGTTTCGCTGGGTTCGATCCTGAAGACGTAATAGCAGCAATTTTAATTGATGATCTCAACTCAGCATATCTTTTAGGTTGAGTGTGTGCATACCCAACACCATAATCATTATCTACAGTGATTCTTGTGCCGTGAAGACCATTAAATCCTGCACTGTTATCTACAGCAGTAACTTCTTTATGGGAAAATTGCAAATAAGTTTGACTATCAAATGCAGTTAACGAAACATGGTCGCCAACTGAAAATGGAGATCCAGTTCCCTCAGGAAAGTCAATAATAGTTGAAGTTCCAGATGTAGAAACACCAACAACTCTTTGTGAAAGAGGTTTTCCGATTGAAATAACTTCTGCTTGTCCTGCACTAATTACGTAATTTGCTGAAGTTGCAGTTGGATCTCCACTTTCAACTTTAACGTGAACAACAGGTGCAGTATGACCAGTAGCAGGATCAGTGCCAATGGCAACAACTCTCATCGAGTCTGATTGTTGTGCTATAGCACTGCTACGAGCTGAAGTGCCCGTAACATCAAGGATTTGATTACTTCCAACCGGTTTATGTGCCATTATCCTTAAAAGATCATTTATAGTAGTTATTTATAATTTATCAAACACCATCTGTGGATTCAAGATCCTCATCAGAGATTTCTCCGATTTCTTCTTCATCTTCTTCAGATTCTACTTCACCAAAAGTCTGTGATGCCACATAGGGGCGGAAAGCATCAATTTTTTCTGCAGATTTTGCAAACAAAATGTCTTTAATCTTGTCACTGATTTGTGATGGAGAATCATCAGTCACGATAGCATCTAAAAGGTCATCCATTTAATTGTAATGTTATACGACTATGGGTATTTATATCTCACCACCCTTAGGTATTTCTGGTGCCTCTGTTGCAGACCCATCAATTTCAGGTTCCATCTGTGGTTGACCTAAATCTGCATCTGCTCCAGTGTCAAAAGGTTGGCCAGTCGCAGGGTCAATAGTTGCAGGATCTGGAATTATACCTGCTTTGATTTCTTTATCAATAAGTTTATCCTGCTCAATGATGTCCATGTCAGTTTGACGCAGAATCTGACGGCGAACATAATCTTGAGAATAATACTTACCAATATATGGTTCTGCAGTCTGAAGGAGAGTCAATCTCTCAGTCATCAGTTCTGCTTCTTTTAGTTCTGAAAAATGATTGTCATAGAGGAAGTCATACTGAATATGCTCACTCATAATCTCCCAATCTTCAGGAGTAATTACATTTTTTAGGATCAATTGGGTCTTCAACATATCATTAAACATGTTGGAGAATCTCTTTCTCAAACGACCCACAAACTTGGTAAACTTAAGTTCGTCTCTCAGGATCTCAGAAGATCTCCCCAAGTTAAACCCACCTTCTCCATCCATTCTTGAGGGTGGAACATTAAGGGATCTGTATAGTTTCTTCTTAAAATACTCAATATCAGTGATTTCACCCAGATTTTGTCCTCCGGGGAGAGTGGAGATTTCTGTTCCTCTTCCACCTTCACGTCTTGGGAGCCAGAAGTCCTCAAGCATTGCCATGTACTTTTTGTCATCACGGATTTCTCCAGTGTCAGCATTGTATACGAGTTTGTTGCGATAACGCATCATCACATCACGAAGGTATTGCTCTGCCTTTACTTTTGGCAAATTACCAACGTCAATATAGAAAATTCTACGCTCAGGAGCACGGGATAATCTGTAGATGACAAGCGAATCTTCAATCATTCTAAGCTGATTGAGAGATTTGATAGCCTTATGAAGATACGAGAGAGTTGACCCTTTGTTACGGTCTACAAGACCGGATGTACAATACGTGATTGCATCCTTTGCAATCTTAACTCCATTGTTCCCACCACTCGTTGTG